AAATACATTGCGCCCATAAATAAAACAAAATTCCCCAACGTGACACTAAGTATCACAATGAGGAATAAAGTTTCATGTGGAACATTTTATTTTGAATAATATAGGTTATAAATTAACAAATTGTGTTCCATCATAATACATCATACTATTAGTAGACTTATTAAAGAATAGATAACCATTTGGAATTTCAATATTATTATTATTAGGATAAGCAGGAATTTGATTAGAATAACCACATACAGCAATGTTATAAATATCATCATGGTTTTTACATTGTTCAAATGTAAATCCGGCTCTAGTCATTAATATAGAAAATAAAGAAACACTTTTTAAATTATCATCAGTAACATTTAAATAAGAACAATTGTTAATAATATTCATCATTTTAAAAGTACCATTATAACTTCCAAATATACGGAAAGGAAATTCATTTTGAACAAGTTGAGCAAATTGAGAAGAGTCTTCAAAATTAAAATTACAATTATATAATTCATAACAATTATCATAACCATTAAAAAGTCGATTAGCATTATTAATTTCTCCTGCATAATGATACATTAAGTTTGAATTAAATAAAATAAAATAATTAAAACAACATGTATTAGAAGAATCAAAATTTCTAATTTGATAAATGTTACAATTAAAAATTTCATATAAAGCAGGACGTCCTGAAATACCTAAACGTAAGAAATCTAAATTCTTTAAAATAATATGCATAATAGGGCGATGAGTATTTTCAAAATTAAAAGTTGATAAATCAATTCCGGTTGCACTCCATAGGGAGCAAGCATTTTGAGAAAAGGTTGAATTAACTTTATCAAAATTGCTAAACTGACAATTATCTGCACTAATAATAACATTAGTTGTGATATTTCCATTTTTAAAATTATTAGAAGAATTAGGATATTTATTTAATGAAGTTCCAACATTTTCAACATATAATGTCATAGGGTCAACATAATGAATAATATCATAAACGGCATTTTCGTTATTAAAAATTAGTAAATCTTTTAAATGAATGTTATTTGTAAAAATATAAGGAAATACACCATTTTCTACGTTTTCATCATAAGAAGCTTCAAAATTTACTTGTGAAGTGTGAGTTCTAAAACCTAATACACAGCAAGTTTGAGACTGTTCAGAAATATAAGTTTGAAAATTTTGAATATATAGTTCAGGAACATAACATTTATAACCGAAATCCCAAGTCTCATCATTTCTACATTGCACGATATATCTAATATCAGCTTGTGGCATTAAACTAATTAGTTTGCAATCATTAATAATAAGTTTGCCATCAAAGGTAGCTCCATAATCTTCACGCAAAATAATAAAAGCTAAATTATTATTAACAACTGTATTATTAATAATACCAAGACCTGACCCAACAAAACGTATAGCTTGGTGCCCCAAGTTACAATTAGCAATTTCAAAATTATGAATTCCTTTGTGAGCATCAAAACGTGAAATTGAAGAATTTAAAAGCTTAATATTTTTAGAATAATTAGAAGTATGAATGCCCCACAAATTTGTGTCAGTAATACTATTGATTTGTTGAATATTATCCATAGTAACATCAATCGAAGCCATGTTATATAAATCATAAGAACCCATTCTCACATTTGATGAATTATAAAAAGTTTTATGACCTGATAAATTACAATTTTTTATGATAATGTTAGAAGCATAGTAAGTTTGAATAAAGCCATCATAAGGTGATGAATTTTCTAAAGTATTTTCTCCTTGAAGTGTATGAGTAATATTATTTATTTCAACATTACTTCTATTAATTCTAATATTACGGCGTAAATAAGCTTCACTTTGAATAGAGTTAACTTTAGTAACAAAATTGCCATTTGTAATAGAAATGTGATTATCGTCAATAGGATAAAGAGTAATTTTAGTAATTGCATCAAAATCCCATAAAATATCGTCTAAAATATTTCCATCATTGTCAATTCTAAAAATATCAGTTCGAGATGAGCCATTATCTTGATTTGAGCCTTTTCTAATATAATCTTTTTTACTAGCATTTTCGACAGAGATTAAAGCATTACCATAACCCGTAAGGGCGCATTGTTTTTGATTTTTAGATAAAGATGTAATAGCCGAAGAAATATTTTGAATAGGGTTATTAGGAATAGTAATAAAAATTGGTATATTGTTTGGATTGTCAGTATCATCAATAATAAAATTACAGTTATTCCAATCAACATCCGTTTTTATTTCAATTGAAGATGTAACATTTTTAATTAAATAAGTTTTTTCACTTTGAGCAATAATTTTTAAATTATGAGCGTTTGCATAATCGTGAGCATTTTTAATTGAAATAAAATCATCTGTTATACCATCTCCGACAGCGCCAAATTGTTCATAAGATATACTAATTTTTTGTAAATAATTAATTATAATAGCTTCTAATTGACCACTTTCTGCCATTTCATCTAATTTATTATTGATTTCTTCTTGTACGTCTAAATTATCAAAATAATTATCTACGTAATTTTTAAGTACTACATAAAGATTTTGAAGTTCTGCAACTGCTTCTGCATTTGTATTTACTGCAGGAATAACAGTTTTTTCTAAATAATTACATAACCATAAAAGTTGTTCTTCATAAGTTAAACTTATCATATAACTTGTTGGAAGATTTCCAATTGTGCAACAAAAATGTGCAAATGGTGAAAGTTTTCCAACAGGTTTTAATTCATTCAAATTTTCCATTTTAATAATCTCCTTTCTAATATAAACCCATAAAAAGTTTATTTAATTCATTTATAATTTCTTCATCAATAGCAACAATAATTTCTCTATATTCTTTTACTAAACGTTGATTTGTAATAATAACACCGTTATCTCCTTCTTCGTGCCTAGTAAATTTTTCAATAGTGTTACTTTCACTATTTGATGAAGTTTTTGTATTATCATTTATTGAACTTTCTGTTTCACTAGCATTAGTATTTGAAGCATAAGCACCGTTTAAAATATTTTGTTTTGAAATTTGTCCTTGAGGCGTATCACTGTTAACGTTTAAACCACTTGCATTATTTGAAGAATTAGAATTGGAATTCCCTTCATTTTTTCCAGTACCTTTTATTTCTCTTGTGTATTCTTCAGTAAAATCAACATTTGAAAGAGGATCATATTCTAAAAAGTTTGAGTAAATTTTTGGAAGGTATCTTTCCATTATTTCTTGCATTTTAATTTTTGCATAATGTTTAAATAGTGTAGGAGTTTCAAAACCAATTTCACGCATATAATAATGGTCAACAATTTTAGTAGCTAAACGATCTTTACTCCAAACGTTAAATTTTTGTATTTGCTCAATTTGAGTAGGAGTTAAATAGTTATTAATATCATAATTTTTAAACCAGCTTTCTACTTCATCACGCCCATAAATATCACATATTCTACGTAATTCAATAGTATATTTTGCCAAGTTATTCAACTCCTTTCAAATTGTTTATAATTTCATCTTCTTTAAAATCAGTTACAACACTTTGAGCATTTTTTATAATATTGTGAAGATCACTTCTAACACGAACACTTATTTCTTTATCTGTTCCAGTAAAACCAAATTTTTCATTGAATTGTCTACAAGCTTCTTGACGTGGAGCCAGATAGCTTTGTAAATTTAAATTAATAAGTTCATTATTAGAATTCGCTTCATCAGTAATTAAACGTTCTTTCTTGTCTACCATTATATTATTAATACCCAAAAAAGTCAATGCTTCATTCCATATTTCTTTTTTATAATCAATAATTTTATCAGCAATAAAAGGAGCGTCTGTTTTAATAGCTCTTAATACGTCACTTCCAAGTTGTTTTTTATCACCAAATATAAAAGGTCTATTTCCATCGTATTGATTATATAAGTTTTCCATTAATAAACGTTGTTCTTCATCTACTAAAACCATAATGGGTGTTTTTTGTGCTTTTATATTAACATCTGCTGTTCTTTCTGCTTCATAAAGTCTTAATGCAAAAAGTTCCATTGAACCTGCTGTTGGTGTTCTATCCCAATTATTTTGGACAAGAATACATTCATAATATTCTCTAGCTTCTTTTTGAGCTTCAGTAAGTCCAGTCATCAAACCAGTATAAAGTTTTCTATTTGTTTGATATTCAAAAGAATAACAATTTAAATTTGTGGGTAAACCATAAATATTAAGTTTTCCGTTTGAACAACAATTTGTATTAATAAAACCGTAATTTTTATCCTTTAATAAAGTTGCCATTCCATTATAATATAAGCATTTTTCAAGCCATTGAGCATTCATTGATTTTGGTAAATTAACCCATTCAAAAACAGAAAGTGCAACCTTTTTAAATCTGTTTAAATAATCTGTAAAAGTTAAATCATTTACAAGTGCGCTATCAACAAATTTATAATTTTGTCTATATTTTGCTCTTTTTCCCATTTTTTAAACTCCTTTCTAATTATTTTGTGAATAATCTAAAAATGTAGATGGATTATGCCAAAAAGTAACTCCATTGTCAAATATTTGTTTTATTGCTAAAATATCAGTTTGTGGAATATTACCAGTAATGTTGCAGTCAATAGTTTTAACATAATTCCAATTTGGTCTACCTGTAATATTAGGAACTTTTACAGAATTTACTTTATAACCAAACATTGAAAAAAAGTCATCAATAATTTTTGCATATTCTTTTTTTATTGAAGTTTTATAAAAATAAAATCCATTTGAGTTTGAAGATACATTTATATCGCCACCGTTTGTATTTCCTTTAGCAGAATTTGGAGTTAAACTATGTTCGTAAATTTGTCCAATTTGTGAAGCAATTCCTAAACTACCACTTACAATATTTCCTGCACCTGCAAGAGCTCCGCCACCTGTTGCTAACATTCCAGCACCACCAAGAATAGTAATTAAATTAGAAGCAACACCAACACCAAGATTAACACTATTTTGTGTAAGCCAATTAATATAAGCGTCTTGGCTCCAAGAAAGTGTTGGATATTTTCCAGCCATAATTCCTTCACTTTCATTATAATATTCGCCACCCATTTTATATTGATAAGGTACACATTTTAAAGAACCACCAACAGTTGGAACACCTTTTATATTAAACATACAATTATTATCTTTAAATAATTCATATTGATAAGTATTATTTGATCCATTATTATTTGAAACATTTAAACAACAATAAGGAAAAGTTAATAATTTTTTATTTTTAGGTGTGTAACCATCTAATGAAGAAGGTTTTGAAATTACTTTTGATAAATTATAAGGCGCACTTTGTCCTTCATAATGAAGGTCGCTTCCTTCTGTATTTATAAAATATTTTGGACACATATAAACACCAAATACAGCGTCATTTTTTCCAGCACTTGCAAAAGCCTGTAAAATATTTACAACTTCAGTTATTGAGCTACAAATATAAGCTCCGTCCAGCTGAGTAAACACCACCAAAATTTGTTGCAAGAGGTTTTGTTCCATTTATATATTCGGTAGTTTGAATAATATAAATTAATTCGTCCATTTCAGTAGTATAATCCATTCCGTCAATAATATAATCTCCAAGCTCTACATTTTCAGGAACTGTATGAAGACCTATTGTGTCATCATTTACGTGTTCACGTTCAACAAACATTTTCTTATAGTTGATATTAAATTGCCAAGTTTGAAATACATCTGTTTCAATTGTAATTTCTGTCATATTATCATTTACGTAACGCATATTTGTAATAAAAGCATAAAACCATTTATTAGTATAGTTTTCATTTTGATACATACAATAATTATAATTTATCAAATTATCAATATGACCGTGGAAATCTTATTATATTATCTTTTCTTTGATAAGTGCAATTATCAGAAACAATTGAAGGTAAACCATTAAAATAATTGAATTGAGTATTTTGATTAGAAAATGTCAATTGATTTTTATTATCTAATTCAATTGGAACTTTTAAAAGTTTAATATTTGTTTGTGGAGTAACAGCCATTTTTTAATTCTCCTCTCTTATAAAAATGAAAGAAGGGAAGGAAGTTTTATTTTCCTTCCCTTTTTAAAATCAGGGTTAACCAGTTGTTACATTAATAGTAAGTGTAGTAGATACATTGCCAGCAGTTGCCTTTAATGTAGCTGTTCCAGTTCCTAATGCTGTAACTTTAACATTTCTATTATCTATTTTTTCGCAACTTGCATAAGTTTTACCTGAACTTATTTCAAAAGTAACTTCAGTTGTTGCTTGAGCCGGTGTAACTGTTATTTCAAGATTTTTTTCAGTTCCAGCACCATCTAAGTCAATGGAAGCAACACCAAAATCTAATTTTTGAACAGGAACATCAGGTTCACCAGTTGCAAATACTAAAGCATTACTAAATAATGAATATGAATACATACGAACAACATTTAAATAATATTGCCAAGTTCTATTATTTGCATTATAAAATTCGTCCATAGTTGTTTCTTGTTCTTTAATTCTAAACCAAGATTTATCAGCAAGCATACCAACTATTTTAGATCCATCATAAATTAATTTACCTTCATTATCATATTCATTAAAATCGTTTACATAGATAATATTTCCAAGTAAAACAGATTTATCAATATTAAATGTTTGAGCAAGTACGTTTACATCTAAATATGCTCCAATATCATTTCTTACTAAGAATACTAAATCTTCAGGATTTGACCAAGTTAAAATATCTCTACCATATCCGCCGACTTTTCTCCAAGCATTATATTTAAAAGATGGTGTTTGCATATTTAAATAAGCAATTCTTGCTTTTGTTATAAATTCTTTTGCTAAATCAGCAGTTGTAATATCACTTATTAATTCAATTTGAACTTGATTTGAAGCATAAGCACTTGAAACAAGTCCTTTAGTTAAATTGTATTGGTCAATATATGCACCATTATATAAACTTTGAGTTAAACCTTCAATAAAGTTTTCTAAAGTTCCCCAAGAAACAAAAGCGTCTTTTAATTTTGCTCTTGTGATAGTAACACAATATTGTAAGTCACTATTTAAATGATGATATTGAACTTTTACATCTGCTTCATATTTTGCAAGTAATCCAGCAAAATCATCTACATTAAATTTTCTCCCTTTTGCAGGATTAATAAATATTTCTTGACCAATAGAACCAAGTGGAATTCTATCACCTTCAAGAATTCTTAATGGGTTATTGAATAGTTTTATATCTACTTGAGTATAAACTATTCTTTGAACTAAAACATTCATAAATTCGTTCATAACATTAGGATTTGAAAGAATTGGACTTGCAAAACTTCCAATATCACTAGTAGGTAATATTTCAGGAACGTATTTATGATATAAAGTATTATTTTGAATACTTGTTTCTCTTATTGAATTAAGAGAAGTACGTAATCCTTCAGGAATTGGCATAATAAAAAATCTCCTTTCATTTATAATTTTACTTATATTTTATAACATAAATAAAAATTTGTCAAATAATTTTACTTATTTTTTAAAATTACCTTTTTCATCAAAAGCACTTCTATAATCAAAAGGTTTTATTTCTTCTTCATTTTTATTATATGGATTTGTTTCAGGTGGCTCATCACCCATTGAAACTTGCTGTAAAAGTGAACTATTTGTTGTAATTAAGTTTTCTTTATCTTGTTTTAATTTTACAATTTCATCATCTCTTGTTTTCATTTCTTTATTCATATTTGCATTATCTGTAATTAGTTTTCCCAAATCGTCAGCAATTAATCCAGTTTTTTCTTTTCCAATTTTTTCTTGAATAGAATGTGTTATTTTTTCAAATTCTTTTGGTGTCATTTTTATTTCTCCTTTCTTAATTTATTCTTTTATTTCTTAATTTTCTTGCTAAAAGTACCCATGGAAAATTTCCAAATTCTAATTTTGTAGGTGGTGTTGGTGAAGGTGGTGTAATAGATCCGTCATAATGTATTATTGTATTATCAACATTTGGAATTCCTAAAATATCACAAGGATTTAAAAATGTTGAACATTGCCAACTTTGAGTTGTAGAACATTCTAAATGTAAATGCCTTCCTGTTACATTTCCTGTTGCTCCCATTCTTCCTAAAGGTGTTTGTGTTGTTACTTGTTGACCTACACTTACTTGAACACTTCCAGCAACCATATGACAATATCTCCAATAATGACCTTCATTATCTAATATTTGAACTTGAACTCCAAGAGCAGGAGTTGTTGTTAAATTAACATAAACTACACGACCATCTTTTACAGGATACATTATTGGATTATTTTCAGTTGAACTATATGGCGCAAAATCTATTCCAGTATGCCAACCACATGAATAACCACTATCATGCACTCCATAAGGATAAGTTATAATTATATCACTATGAACAGGACTGTTATTAATTGTAACTTCTGCCATTATTTAACACCACCAAGCCATTTACAAAATCCTATTTTATAATTATTACTTCCATTAACTTTGTAACGAACCATAGCTCTATTATTAAAAATTCCAAAACAGTCGCAAGCTTCATATTTATTTAATGAACCAATTTTATTAGTTAAGTTTGTATCACTATAAACATTTTCAACAGTACTTCCATTTTGATAAACTCTCACTTCTTCATCACTTCCATTCTCACCTGTTATTTCTTCACTATTTGAATTATTACAATTTAAACAATAATTCATATCAACACGGCCATTTATTCCGTTTACGTTTCCATTATCTGCATATTGCCATAAATCAACTTTAAAATCGGCACTATGTGTATTTGCATTTGTCCATTGTGCAAGCCAAATTTTATAATTTAATAATTCATTTACATTTAATTTATTATTAAACCATTCAAGATTTGCATAAACTCCACTATTACTAAAGTTATCACAAAAATGCTTACATAGTTTAGTTTGCATTTCTTTACTTAAATTTGCAATTTGTTTATCTTCAATATCTAAAAATATTGGGTATTCATAACTTTTATTACTTATTTGTTTTTTAACCCACTTTATAGCAGATATCATTGCTGTTTCGTTTTCAACATAACTATACACATAAAATCCTACTTTTAAACCGTTTGCTTTTGCATTTTTATAATTTTCTTCAAAATAAGTATCAATTGTATGATTTTCTTTGTTTCCTATCCAACCTATTCTAATAATTACAAAGTTAATTCCATCTTGTTTAACTTTTGCAAAATCAATTTTACCATTATGCTCTGAAACATCAATTCCTTTTAACATTTTAATCTTCCTTTCTATTTATTTGAAATATGCACATTAATATTATTCCAATTTGTGAACCTAAAAATAAACCTATTAAAAAATTAATCATTCTTTTATCTCCCCTGTAAATTCTTTCATTATATTTTCCAAAAACTCTTGAAATTTTGCTGGTATTGGTAATTTACATAAAATCATATTTTTAAATATACTTAAAATTTCAAATACTACAAACATTATATTGAATATATCACATATACCAATACTTCCTAAATTCAAATAAGTTTTTAATGTTTCAGGAATAAATCCTATTAAATCTATATTAATGATTAAATCAATAAGAGCTAAAAAGAAAATAGAAATAAGCATTCCAACTTTTCTAATAATTCCATCAATTCCAATTGTTGAATTTATAGTTCTTTCTTTTATAGCTCTTAAAATTCCAAAAATTGTATCAAGTACTATTACAATACATAAAATTTTAACTCCATCATTATTTAACAAAATTTCAAAAAATTCCATAAAAACACCTCTTCTAATATTATTCACATTTATTATATTTTTATTTTAACTAAATTATAACATTACTTTTTAAAATTGACAATATTAGAAATAGTTTTTTCTTCTTTTATTGTGAATTCTGTATCTACTAAAATAACTCCACCTTTTACGTGTTTAAATGTTAATTTTCCACCGCAACTAAATCCTGTTTTAAAGTTCTCCCAATTTACAAAATCATAACAACTTTTAGGCATACCAGCACAAGTTATTTTAATATTTCCTTCCATTTCTTCTAAATAACATTTTTGTCTTACAAACCTTGCTTTTGTGAATGTTCCTTCGTGTTTCCAATATCCTAGTTTTACATCATCAATATTACAAAATTGTTTTAATTCTTCAATTGGAAGTAAAGTATGAATGCTGTCTGTATCACTATAAATATATAAATCTTTTCCATATTTTTTAATAGAATAATCTTTTATAGCTTGACTTGTTCTAATTGTTTTTTCTCTTGCATAAGCAGTAATAAATGCTCCCATAGGTAAATATATTCCTTCTTTTGTTGTTTTTTCTGTTAAGTTATAATGAATTATTCCATCTTCACCCAAATATGGGACTTTACTTTGTACATCAAGTGAAGTTGCAAATTTTCCATATAATGCATTAAGCATTAATTTTGCAAGTGTTCTTTGTCCTTTGTTTCCTTCTTTTGTTGCTTTTATTTTTCTTGTAATCCATTTGTCAATATATTTTGTAAATATTCCTTGAATTCCTTTAAATTTCCAACCACAAACATATTCTAAATCATAAACATTGTATTGTTCTAAAAATAATTTTAAATCCACATTTGTCAAAACTAAACAAACTATTTCATTATTTGAACTTTCTAAATATTCATTTGCCCTAAAAAATGAACGGTTATTTTTTATTTGTATCGTTGGAATTTTACCCTTCTTTATTTCAAAACTACAAGTAATCATTTGAATATATAATTCGTAAACTTTGTCTTTCTTATATTCACCTGTAAAATAAATAGGATCCCCAAAAGGTAATTTCTTTTCATACATAACAGAAGGATACAAACTATTTACATCTAATACAACACCTTTTCCAACATCTTTTTCTTTATAAATTGGATTTAAATAGGTAAAACCACCTTTATAAGATTTTCTTAAATCTTTATCCACTTCATAATCAAGTGGTGGGAAATAATGATTAAATTTTGATTTTGTTAAAATTTCCTTAAAATCATTTAACGCATTTGAACCTTGTGTCATTTTATTTAAATCTTCATTAAACAATACATTTAATGCTTTTGCAACTATTAAAACATCATTTTTTATATATTCTACTTCTTCAGGTGTTAAAATATGTCCTTTTTCTCTTTCTTTTTTATAATCAATTTTTAATTTACTTATTGGTAAATTAAAACTTTTTGCTATCATATCAACAGAAAATGGAATTATTTTTAAACTATCAATAAATGTTACTTTATGAACTTTTTTATTACCTTTACTAAAATATAAAGTTATTGTATAAAATTGTCCCATATCACTTATTAAAGTAGTAAATGTATTATTTTCAATATCTTCTTTATTTTCAACGTGTTTAAATCCGTGAGTTAATGCCCAATATATAATAAATTCACCATCAAATTTTAAATTGTGAAAGTAAAAAGTAGCATTTTTTTCTTTTTTGCAAAAATCAATAAATGTATCTATTGAATTTCCAATTTCAATATTTTCATCTTTTCCAATTTCACAAACAGCCCAAGCCCAAACCCAAGTTTCATCTTCTTTCCAAGTAGCTGTTTCAAAATCTGCTGTATATTTTTTCACATATAAATACTACTCCTTTCTACAATGTTTGACCTGTGTAATTATCAAATATTATAACAGTTCCACAACCCTTATAATTTAAGGCTATTCTTCTTATTGTTACTAAACTATCACTTCTTGCAACTACTTGACCATTTACAATTAAAGAATATCTTGGTTCTGTTTTTTCTTCTGTTATTTCATTAATCTCACTATCATTTATATTTTCAATTCCTAATTCTTCTACAAATCTATTAAATTCCTGTTGTGAATAATATTGATCACTTTGATATGTTAAATCCTGCGTAAGTTCATTTTTTGAAACATATTCATAAAATGAAACAGGATTTTGAATAGAATTAAGTTTTGCCATTAATTTATCATAGTTATCAAAATGACTATATTTTTCCATTTCTTTTAAATAATTTTCACGATAAATCATAGCTTTTTTCATTATATAGTCACTTCTTCCAACATTTTGAATTCTTTCTTTTAATCTTTTAAATTCGTAACCTTTTTTATTTTCAATTTGTTTTAAATTTTTAATTTGAGCTTCAATTTCTCTTGCTCTTGTACTTCCCATTTGCACCCTAGAAAATCCACTTTCTAAAGGTTTATTAAGATCCTTTAATTCTGCTCTTAACCTTGTTTGTGCAATTCTACTTTGAATTCCAAGTTCTCTACGTTCCCATCTTGTCATTTGCTCTCCTGCTTCTGTTGTGTATAATTCTTCTGCACCTTCTCTTTTAAAACGTCTTAAACTATTAATAATTCTATTTAATTCACTTCTTGTAGTAATATTTTCTTTTGCTTCTTTATAATCAATTTTTTCAGGTAAATACAATTTATTTTCTTCAGTTTGTAAAGCATTTATTTTTTTATTAAAATCACTTACAGCTTTTCCAAGTTTTATATAATCTCCACGTTTCCATCTTATTTCACTTTGTGCCATTTCTTATCACTCCTAATACATTAATATATTAGTTATTAATCCAACATTTTCAGTTATCTCTTTTTTGTTTAAATTATCATAAACCCTAAAACCACGTTTTTCTATTTTTTTATAAAATGCTAACATTAATAATAAATCCATGGATATAATAATATTATATTTTACTTTCAATTTCATAGTTTCATTATTTATATAATTTTCAACATTATTTACAAACTTTTCTAAATAAAACTTACTTGAAAAATAAAAAGTCAAGCCACGAATATTACATTTGTAATCACTTTCATTCAAATTTAAACATATTCCACGATTTGTTTTCAAAATTTACACCTTCTTTCTATTAATTGAACTTGTGTAAAAAATTACACAAGTTCAAATCCTAATGCTTTGTTATTATTTACTTTATTTTTTACTATTTTTATTTCAAATCCTTCTTCTGTTAAACCAAACATTTCTAAATATCTCATCATTTGAATAGTAAATATTTTACTTCCTGTTGCATAAGATTTATTATTGTCATCTATTAAAATACAACACATTGAATATTCTTTATCTTTTAATACTTCTCCTGTTTCTTCATCAATAATAGGTTCTTTCATAGGTTTTTCATATTTTTTAATTAAAACTTCTTTTACTCTTATTAGTTCACCTTCACAGTCATTTAATAATTCATCAACTTTACTTTCTAAATTGAATATTTTTTTCTTGTCTGTTATATTTGTAAAAATATTAGCTTTTGTGTTTGTTTGTTTGCTTAATCCTGTAAAATCTTGAACAACGCTCATTCCTGTTTCTACTTTTTCTTCCATAACTTCCATTTCTTTGTTTTCTTCCATAATTCTTCCTTCTTTCTCTTATTTAAACCATAAGTGGTGCTTTATAAATAATTTTTTATTTTTCCGTGCTCTTTCCTGTCTTTCACAGCCAAGTGGGACGGTCACTCTCTATCTTTCAGCAATTAAACTTGCAACTTTATTTCCCAACCACTTTCACCCAATTTTTATATAAAATATTTTATAATAAACTTAATAATATTTCAAGAATTTCTTTATCTTTTGATTTAATATTTTTTATTCTTCCTTCTTATACATTTTTACAATTTCATTATCAATTTTTTGACATATATTACTTATATTATGATCTTTTGTACTTTGCATATCATATATAAATGCTATACTTCCTACATTTCTATTAATAGTAAAATATACATCATATATCCTAAAATCTCGCCATTTTACTTCAATTGGTATTGTGTATATTTTTTCTAGTTCATCTTGTATTTCTTCTTCCATTATTTATTCTCCTTTCTTTATGTAATTCTTCTATTTCTTTAGATTGTTCATTGACTATATCTACTATTTTTAATAAACTTAAATTCTTAATATCATCACAATATTTATTTTTAGTGTCTAAAATATATAAACATTCAACATAAGTAATATTATTTAAAAACTCTTTTTCTGTTCTTCCAACATATTTAGCTTCAATATCAAGTTCCATACTATTCTTTTCTTCATCACTTAACATTGTTTTATTCCTCCAATAATTTTTCTAAAGCTTTAGCTACATAATATTTTGTAGTATGCCAATCTGGTTTATTTTGCATTCTTTTATCATATTCATAGTATTCTTTTATTCTTTCTTTTATTTTTTCTTTACTAATATATTCATTTTCTTTTTCTGTTTCTAAATATTCTAAAACTTGTTCATGCTGTTTATCTTTACTTTTTAAATATTTTTCATATCTTTTATTTTTCTCTTTTTCTTTTTGGTATAGGTCTAATATTTTTATTATATCTTCTTCACTCATATCTATTTATCACCCCTTTAATCTATATATGGAATGTGGTTGTCATCATACCCTTCTATTGTTTTTTCACATTCACCTGCACATATTTCTTTATATTCACAATTTTTACAAATTTCTCTATCTTCTAAAGTAAACATTCAAATTTCACCTTCTTTCTATACAACTTTTATGCGTTAATATAATTGTTTTTCTTTTTTGTTATCGTAACTTCTATTTCATTTTCAATAACTTCTTTTATTGTTATATCTTTATTACATATTGAACATTTCTTTATATTTGCTTTTTTGTATAACTTAATATTATCTAAACTAGACATTTGAAATTCACCTGCTTTCCATATTTTTTATAAATTGCTTTTAAAAATATTTCTAACCTTTTATCTTTTCTTATTTCTATTGATACATTATTTCTAAAAAATTTTACACTTTCTAAATATTCTATATAATATATTATCATTTGTTTTACTCCTTTCTTAATTCTTCTTTAATATATCATTATTATTTTTATTTGTCAATACATTTTTTAAAACTTTTTAAAAAATTTTTTTAATTTTTGTTATTACCTTTATTTTAAACTATTTTACTTTATTTATTCATTTTTGTTGTAATTTTTTTATTTTTGTGATATACTATTATTAGCGAAAATAAAAGTTTAATTCATTTGTGAATTTTATAGTGTAACCAACGTGAAGAGCGTATCTATAAAAATATACCGTGGTAGGTCGCAATGGAACTTTTATATTTTGCTAATTTATTAAGGAAGGTGAACGTTTTGCATTTTTATGACTATCATAGAATTTTATCATATAATTGCCCTGTTAATATCCTTATTGGTGAACGTGGTTGTGGTAAATCCTACGGTGCTAAAAAATACGTTATTGAACAATATAACAAAAAACGTTCACAATTCCTTTACTTAAGAAGGTATGACAACGAATTAAAAGAAATATTCGAGAAAACAAAAAACCAAAAAGACTTTTTTGATGATATAAAAGATTGTTTCAAAAATAATGTTCTTGAAGCAAAAAATAGAAAATTTTATATTGATGGTGAATGCTTTGGATTTGCTAAACGTATGACTGAAGCTCAGGACTTGAAATCATCTGTTTATCAAAATGTTAAAACTATTATAATTGATGAGTACCCCATCGAAAAAAATAAACGTTATTATTTGCCAAATGAAGGTATGATTTTAATGGGTATTTTAGATAGTATTATTCGTAATAGAAATGATGTTAAAATTTTTATTTTAGGTAATGCTGTTGAAGGTATTGAATATTCACCTCTTTTTTCTTTCTTTAATTTGACACTTCCTTATAATAATGATATAAAATTATTTAAAGAAAATTTAATTTTAGTCCAATTTATGAATAATGAAGATTTTAGAAAAGATAGAGAAAACACATTAATTCGGTAAACTTGCAAAAGGCACTCCTTACGAACAATATGCTCTTAAAAATAAAATCCTTGATAAAAATAAAAATTTTATTGAACGTAAAACAGGAAGTTCTAAATTTTCATTTGCTTTTATTTATAATGATGAAACTTATGGCGTTTGGAATGATTACCACGAACGGTAAAATTTTTGTATCTTATGATTATGATAAATATAGTCCCTATCAATTTTCTATGACTTTAAAAGACCATAGACCAAATACGTTGATGTTTAATGCTTTAAAACGTTATAATTTTTGGAAACAATTTTTAGAAAATTTTAAATTAGGTAATGTTTATTTTGAAAACCAAAAGATCAAGCATAATGTTTATGATTTAATTAAACTTTACTTATCACGTTAACCTATTGTTCCACATGAAACTTTATTCCTCATTGTGATACTTAGTGTCACGTTGGGGAATTTTGTTTTATTTATGGGCGCAATGTATTT